CTGAGTTAGATCTTATCGGTGTTTTGAACCTTTGTGTCAACCTGGATCACTTGTTGTGGTCGCTACTACGATCGTGGTTGGTGTTGCTTTCGTTAAAAGAAAGCACATATTCAAGTTAAACAGGTTATTAGAGAAATTCCTCTGGGATCTTCTCTATTTCTTTAACGTTTCGGTTAAAGCTACATTTCCCCGAACTACCTTCTTCGGAAGTTTTTGGAGGGAAGCAGGAGACTTAAATTACCACATTTGGTATTTCTTCAAACCTACTCAAGGAAACCGAGCATGCTCTTACTTCGCCATTTCTTGTTGGCTTTTAGCATCTTGGGCTTTTTTGCCTATAGCTGGTTTGATCTTACTGTCGGTGCTGTTGGATTGGTTTTGTCTTTCGGTGTTGCCGGATTTTCTTATCTCAGAGTGGCTTCTGGTTACTTCTGTGGTAAGACAAAAGTTTGGTATAATACCGCGAAATGCAAGACTTATCTATGGTATCACAGTAGCACTGCCCGCTTGGGCAACCTTGACATTAGTGGGACTGCTAAGTCTGTTTGTGCTCATGTTTCTAACAATCGTTGGCGTTACTCTATTGCTGGCATACTTGCAGTTGCTGGCATCGCATTCATTCTTTTCCGCAAGCGTATAAAGAATACGGTTCGCCGTTATCTTCGCAAGTGGAGGAATGAGCCTGAACTGGTGGCAACTGAGGAAGCTCTCCATGGTCAGCAAGCTGATCTATTGGGAGAATCCTTGAGTGCCATTACAGGTCTTGCTCTATTAACTGGTTCCGTCGGAGTTGTTCTAGGAAAGGGAAATATGCGAGCTCTCTTTCAAACTCTTCGAGACGTACATGTTATTAAAACTGCTGCTATGTGTGGCGTTGCTCTTTCAAAGTACCTAGTTTATGCTGTGGAATTTTGTCTCGAAACTACTGGCTTGGGTAGCTTTTGCCCAGGTTTCATGAAGACCGTGAAAAAATTTTCAAAGGGTACGGGTGCTGTGGATGAGTATATTGACGTTGGGGCGTTATTGGAGACTGAGAAGTACCAAAAAATGTTCCAGCGTCGCATGGCCCATTATAAGCTCAAAAATAAATCTCAGACTGTTCCTAAGGATGAGGTTCAAAGTATAATTAAAGAGCTTAAGGACAAAGAGTCCAAGGCCAGAGCCAATTTTATCGCTAATGGTGGTAAAAGTAAAAAACACAAAAAAGGTAAAGAAAAGGAGGATGAAGCCGGTCCGCCTATCAGTTCTGAGGAGCTGAAAACCGCCTTAACTGATGAAGACGGATGGTTCGTTGAAATATCGAAGAAGAAGTGGATAAGGCTTCTTGCTCTTGTTCTCGCGATGATCATCCTTGGCTTCATTGGTTATTACCTTTATGTGTATAAATGGAGTGATGAGAAGCTTAAAGATAGAAATCCCATCAAGGCCATTATTCAGCCTGAAGCTCTTGCGAAGGTTGAAACTGTCGTTGTATCTACCACCCCAGTAGTGGTGGGTAGCGGCCCTGTCACTCAAATTGAGGTCACCACGAATTCTGCTGAGGTCCCCCTTGCGGCCATTCCTGCTTTGAAAGAAGCGGTAAAGGAAAGCAGTGTGTCTAACTCTGTTCATACAGAGAAGGAGAAGTTTGATGTTGTAGAAACACAAATTCGTGAACTAAAGGCGAGTCAGGAATCTTTGACGTCCATGATCTCAACTATCCAAAGTTTCTTTGCTTCAGAGGAAAAACGGCGAGGCAAGATGGCCCCCGAAGAGTACGATGAAAAGAAGCAGAGGGAACAAGAGGAATTTGATGAGATCGCAAGGCATGAAGCGGAAGAGCGTCGTCTTATGCGTATAGAGCATGATCGTGACGAACTGGAGCGCGAGCGAGATCGTATTGAAGAAGAGCGTGCAGCTCGGAAAGCAATGCGATTGAGTGAGCGTACCTGGGGCGCCATGATGGATAGAGACGATGAAATTCGTGCCGGTAGAAGAGGGCAGCGTAGTGCGCGGGGTGAGGCCCGTGGACAGCCCTCCTTTACCAAGGTGAAAGAAACTGATCCCCCAAAGAAAGAAAAAGATACTGCTTCGAAAGAACGTGGCACTAAACATGCCACTAAGAAAGAAGGTAAGTTGAATTTCAATCGCCCATGCACTAGTAAAACCTGTGACGGGAAAGAGTATTCCAAGGTTATTCAGAGACCTGGAAAAGCTCCTGTTACATTGAAGACTAAGTGCCAGTTTCAACCCCCTCCAAAACCCGAGTCACGAGTGCCAAGTTCGATCGTGATGCCTGCCAATATCCACCGCTGGAAACATGCGGTGGTTCAGGTGCGCACTGGTGCCGGGGAGTGGATTGCCAACGCTAACGGTGTATGCGCTAGTGGTGCGTTTCTCAGCGCTAAACATGGATTGGGTTCTTCAAGCAATCCGACTGTCAAGGTTCTTCGTATGATTGAAAAACCACGCGAGGAAACTGAGAAAGTCGTCTCTGAATTAACATTTAATAGCAAGTATGCTGACCTAGACTTGGTGGCGGGCCCAAAACCAGCTACTATGGATAGTTATAAGCCAGCTGTCCCAGTTATAGACGAGCCCATTTGGGTCGTCGGTTGGGACATTGCTAACCCGAAGGAACCTAGATGGCATGTATCCGATGGTGTGGTTCAAGAAGTCACACCCGAGTACGCGCATTTAAAGGGGCATCTGTGTCATACTGCCACAACCCACCCGGGGCTATCCGGGGCCGCGGTTATTAACCAGCGAGGTCAAATCGTTGGTATAACCACGTATGGTGCTGATCGTAGCACCGCTCCTGCAAATGCGTTCCTTGCTTTCTCCCCGCAGCTTTGCGAAGATTTTTCGAGCTCGGGCTGGAGCAAAGCCCATTAAGACCATTATTTCCTGAAAGGCGCCAGACGTCGGTCTTTCCTCTGGTGACCTTGGGTCATGCTCCCCACCAATACTACTTTAATTATGGTGCTCCTTTAAATGAAAATTTAAGTATTGTTTTTGAGGATCGTGTTGTGGTGGACTTTTTAAAAGACTACATAGGTGAGAAGCCATTTAAAACTCACGGAATCGTTTATCCTACTGTGGAGAACGTTTCAAATTCATTATTAAAATCTGATAAAGCTGAACTATTTCCTGACAATGATCCCTTAATTCATAAGGCTGAGAAGTATCTTGGGAAAATGTTTAGACATATGCACAATAGATTTTACAAAGTGCCGTTGGGTCGAGTAAATGTAGATCCAAGCACTGCCTCGGGCTTTCCGTACCGGACAAGCAAACGTGATGCTATCAAAAGATGGCACAAATATTTTGGCTGGTTCTGTAGCCCTGGCAATATGGAGCGTCCTATGCCCATATATACTGTGACTGGTAAAGTTGAATACTTACCTATGGATGAGATTCTTAATAACAAGATTCGCTTGTTTAGGAATCCACCACTTGATTACCTTCTACTCGA